ACCCGCGCAGTTGCCAACAATGGCACGACCCTTATAAATAACACCTCGCGTTAAGATTCCTGCCTTCGCAGGAATGACGTTGGCGGTCGTCCTCTTGCGCCACTCCTTGTGGACTCTCGTCCGCCTCTCCCCGCCATCCCCGAACTCCCCGTCATTCCTGCCTCCCCCCGTCTTCCTGCTTCTCCTTCCGTCCCTGCCTCTCCCCGTCATACCCGAACTCCCCGGCATTCCTGCCTCCCCCCGTCATTCCTGCTGCTCCCCCGTCGTCCGTGCCTCCCTCCGTCGTCCCTGCCTCCCCCCGTCATTCCTGCGAAGGCAGGAATCTTAACCCGGGTATGGACGCCTTTGCTTGCACATCGCCCTGATCCGCACAAAAGCCTTCAGGGTACGCACAAACAACCACAAATCATTGCACCGCCCTTTTAGGATATGTCTTGATCTTATACCCGCGCAGTTGCCAACAATGGCACGACCCTTATAAATAACACCTCGCGTTAAGATTCCTGCCTTCGCAGGAATGACGTTGGCGGTCGTCCTCTTGTGCCACTCCTTGCGCCATCCTCTTGCGCCACTCCTTGTGGACTCTCGTCCGCCTCTCCCCGCCATCCCCGAACTCCCCGTCATTCCTGAACTCCCCGTCATTCCTGCCTCCCTCCGTCGTCCCTGCCTCCCCCCGTCATTCCTGCGAAGGCAGGAATCTTAACCCGGGTATTGACGCCTTGGCTTACACATCGCCCTGATCCGCACAAAAGCCTTCAGGGTACGCACAAACAACCACATGTCATTGCACCGCCCTTTTGGGATATATCTTGATCGTATACCCGCGCAGTTGCCAACAACGGCACGACCCTTATAAATAACACCTCGCGTTAAGATTCCTGCCTTCGCAGGAATGATGCAGGCGACAGGCGAGCCGGCGGCGTTAACAAATGACAGCATAAGCATGCATGAAGCCCGCAGTCACCCTCTTGCGCCACTCCTTGTGGACTCTCGTCCGCCTTTCCCCGTCTTCCAGCTTCTCCTTACGTCCCTGCCTTCGCAGGAATGACAGAGAAGGTATTATGTCCCGGGACATCACTCCGGCTTAAGTCAATGTGTGTGTCTTTTTCATGACCCGCTTGTGTGCCAATGCCGCTGACATATAAAGCAGCGCATTCGGCTAAAAAAAAGACGGCAGGACATTTCGCCCTGCCGTCCGGCATTGTGCCTTTCCCTCCTGCTCAGCTCCCCGTCTTCAGTTTGCGTACCAGTCTGTTGATCCAGAGATCAAGATACTCGGCACCGAGTGTGTGCGCCAGATTGATACCTGCCGCCTGTGCCAGTGCCGCTCCTTTTTCTTTGGCGCGGCGTCGTGCTTCCTGCTCTTCACCGGGTGTGAGCTGCCCGCTTTCCCGGGTGCTTTTCAGCAGGCGCACATAATCCCGGTAGGTTGCTTCCACAGCCGCTTCCAGCGCTTCCAGCGCACGCTCCAGTTTCTGAGTGCGGATTCTCTCCAGAAAAGCGCTTCCCCTGAAAAATGCCCATACCACCGCCGTCAGGGCTGCAACCAGGGCAAGCCCGCTTTCATTGTGTAACCATTCATAGCCCATCACAGACTGTCTCCTTCTCTTCAGCGTGCCCGGTTCCGGTTGTCCGCATGAACATGACCATCCCGGTAATCATCTTTGACGAAATCAAAATGGCGTCTGCAGATATCGCCCAGTGTACGCTGTGATATCCGTGCACCTGTCCGCGCCACCCGTGCGGTTATATCCACGGCGATGCCGCCGTATGCCGTCAGATGTTTCGACATGCGTGCCACGGCACCGCCTTCATCCGCCCATCCGTATTTCTCGGCAATGCGCTCGTTATCTTCCTGCGTTCTGATTCCGTCGGTGATGATAACCTGAACTTCCTCGCCATACTGTGCGCACAGATCGGCCCGGACTGCTTCCAGTGATTCCAGCGTACTGCGGTGCACCATGACGAGCCCGCCCGAATTTTCAAACTCACGCAATTTGAAATGGCTGGGAGGCTTGCCGTCCCTGCTCAGTGTCAGATAGATGTCATTACGTCCCTGCTGTATTTCCATACATCGCCTTTCCTCAGTTGCCATTGGAAATCACGACACGCGCCTTGTTGTACAGAATCGCAAACTCCGTGATCACCGTCAGATAGGTACGATCCCACTGCTGGTTGATCAGCTTGTCATTTTCCAGCAACAGATCCTGCTCCGTCAGTTTCTGTACTGCATAGCCCGCATCCATCACGATTATACGGTTGTTCGGAAGGTCGGGCATGGGCACCAGTTTCATGCCCAGCGGCGTCGGATACTGCCCTGTTTTCGCAAAATCAAAAAGCAGCATGTTGGCGGTATGATCCATCAGCAGAATGGCTGCCGTCGCTCCCGGACCTGTGAGCACATGTGTCGGAGTAAAATTATTTGCCAGCGACAGGTACAGATAGGCGTTGACCAGATCTCCGTACTGCCATTTGCCCGGTTCCTCTGATTCGATGACTTCCGGAGCCGTCTTCCCGGAGTTGTCTCCTTCCGCCAGCACTTCCGTCAGCCGTATGTCCAGGCTTCGTCCCAGCCGTTCGCCAAGCCGTCGCAGATGCACCCGGAGCAGATCCACGGACATGCGGCGGATCACTTCATAGGAAGCAATCACGCCCCTGCCTTTTTTGTCCAGACGCACCACGCGATCGCCGTACTGAATGGAGGATTCCGGAATGGCCGCCCCTTCCGCAACAGGGCGCATCTCTTCGTTTTCCTTATCTTCGTCCACATAAGGCATGTCATAGACGGCGCCCTGAATCGGCTCATCCCGCACGATCAGTTCCGGATAACGCGGCTTGGTGCGTATACCCGCCATCACGGCTTCCCGCACTACTTCCGGAAAAAGCCACTTGGCATCGGGATCGCTCCGGAAAAAACGCTCCACCGTCGCCGCCTGCAGATCAGTACCGAAGGCCTCGCGGCAATATTCGTCCAATGATGTATCCAGTGCCCGGAAATACTGCCTGTGCGTCAGATGCAGCCCCGACAGTGTTTCGTACAGTTCTCTGCCCCGCAGCGCACCCAGCCGGTCTTTATCCTGTCGCAGGAAACGCAGCTGTTCTTTCAATAATGTGTCGTTATGATTCATCCATGATTTCCTTTCCCGCTGTAACCTGATTAAAGAAGCACTTCAAGGGATTTGATGCTGTTTCTGGTACGCACGATGAGTCCCCGGGCATTGCGTTCTGTTCCAGGCCTGACCTTTCCCGCCTCCGACGAGCCGACAACGCCGCTGAAACCGTCGGGGCCGAAGCCTTCGCCCGTGAAGGAAAAAGTGCATATGCCGCCGACACGCACAGCCAGCGCCGCCCCTGCTTCGGCGCAGTCTTCCAGGGCCTCTCCGAAAACCGCATCTCCGTCAGCCAGTACATTGGTCACCGTATAGTTATCAACCAATTTCAGGGCATCCCCTTTTTTTATTGCCACGGTTCCGTTGTTGTCCGCCGCCCGGCAGGTAATGATCAGACTTGTAACCGGGCCTCCAAAATCACCAAATGCCATATTGTTTCCTTTCCTTATTACTCTTGTTCTGCTGCCGTTCATGCATTACGAGTGAAGAATCTGATAGGCGTGCCGCATCCGTGATGTTCCCTCGTCCTCCGTCAGTTTTTCCGGAAGCGATACGGGGAGCGGGGGATGCAGGCGGTCATGCCTGATTTCCACATGCGCGAGCCTGTCGCTTATTTCACGAAGGGACATGCCCGAAAAAAGACTGCGCCAGCCTGCTTCATCGAAACCCTCGCCGTCCAGCATTCTGCTCAGCGCACAGAACCGCTCGATCTCCCGTGCCCGCGCCTGAAGCCCGTCCGCTGCCAGTCCTGCCAGTGCGGAAAAAGGCATCTTTGATTCTTTTGCCAGATCCGAAAGAGCGCGAACCGTTTCGGCGCTGATGCCGCGGCGCCGTTCCAGTGTAATGCGTACGGTCTCCTCTCCGATCTGCAAGGCGACCCTACGCCTGTCCTCACTCCGCTCCTCCCAGCGCCACAGCCCTGCAGACTTCCGTTCCAGCCCCCGGTCCTGTGTCAGCCAGTCAGCCGGGTGAGGCATTTTTTCTGTAGCCCAGAGCCCCGTTTCCAGATTTTCGCCTGCTATGCGCCAGCCCGAAAGCGTGTCGCCCCATTCAAGGCGCAGATCAAGATGCACACCTTCGCCGTCGTCGTGCCGGTGCAGCACAAAGCGCCCCTGCTCTTCCTGTGTATCCGGTGCTGTGCCGCATCGGCTTACTTCCGCAATTTCCCAGAACATGCGTTCTTTTCTCCCTTCCTTTTCGGTTTCAGACCCTTGCTTATTTCCCGAGCAGCTGACCTGCCAGCGTGGCAGCCATTCCTGCCAGATTCGCCATGAGCAGCGCCGCACCGCGCATAAGCGTTGATTCCAGTCTGCCCAGCCGCTCCTGCACTTCGCGCACCGCGGCATTCAGCGCACGGAATTCCACTTCCGCCGCCCGCTCAAAAGAGCACCGCGTCACACAGCCCTCTTTCTCTTCCATGCTTCTGCACCTCCTTATGATCCCTCTGTTTATTCCAGTGCCCACGCCGCACTCCACAGCGAAACAGGACGATGAAATTCCTCACGTGCCCGGTTCAGCGCTGCAGACGCTGTCATGGGAATGGCGCGTTCCTGTGAGACAAAGCCCGTGCCCTGTGATCCTGCGGAAACGACCGAGCCCTCTACCACATCCACCACGTCACGCATGATGAAGTGACACAACGCATCCCCGTACTGCCTTCCGGGTATGTGGCTGCAGCGCCTCAGATCTTTGCCGCAGATTGAACATTCAGGTTTGCGGAAGGAAAAGGAAATGGAGGTCTCCCGATAAACGCCGCCCTCAATGTTCAGAATAAAATCACGGTTGTCATCGATGCGCAGCACATAGACCTCCGGGCGCACCGAAATGTGCCCGCCGTCATGATGCAGCTGCGACCGGAAAAAAGTGCCCCGCGGCAATGTGCCCGTCAAATCATGCCGTTCCATCAGGGGCCGTCCCGGCGTCAGCCGATTGACCTTTTCCAGCTCCTCTTCCGGGAAGCGGCTGAAGTGCCGGTCAATTTTGTTGTTGCATAAATCCAGGGTAAACAGCGCCACCTCTTCTTTTTTTAACGGCTTCAGTGTAAAGCGGTTGACTGCGGCCATCACGTCTTCTTCATCCTGTGCCCCTGTCGCACGCTCCTGCGCCAGTGTGCCCCGTCTGCTGAATACAAAGGCATCCAATTCCATGTCTGCCGATTCCTCCTTCCTGTTTCTGTGCCGATCCCTCCGCCCGCACGGGCGGATCCGTGTGTTGCCCGGAATAGCCTCAGCTGTCAGCCCTTTGCAGCCGTGCCTTCGCTTCCCTTTCGCTGATCAGCCCCTGCTCAAGCAGCCGAAGGGTGGTGTCAATTTCCACACGGCGTGTTTGAGCTGCCCGCAGCACATCGACGGTGCGGTTCCCTTCCAGCGAAACACGAACCCGGGCATTTATACCCGACAAGGCAAGTTCCAGCGAATATATCCGGGTCAGCATGTCCGCCACCTGTCGGTTTACGGTCTGCACCTGCCGGTTGACCACCTCAAACTGCGCCGTGCCGTAGGTCTCTGTGGATCCGTAATTGCGCCCCAGAAGCACCGGCATCATATGCATTCCTGTGATGACCTGCTCTTCCACTGCTTTGTGGTTTTCATAAAACACCTGATTCCGCTGATTTCCTGCAAGCACTTCCACCGACACGTTATCCAGCGTAATCAGATTCTGATCGATGTCGGTGCTTTTCAATACGTCACTCAGGCGGTGCAGATTGGTGCGAATCCGTTCCTTATACGCTTCCGGTTCCTCCTCGGTTTCCCGGTCTTCGGGGTGATACCGCACATGCAGCCGGTTCCATCCCGCATTGCGTGTCGCCCGTGCCATGTCCGACAGCAGCTCCTGCTGAATGCGTACAAGCCCGGGCAGTGCGGCAATCATGCTTCTGCCGTAGGGATTCGTACCGTCACGATCGAGACCCACATAAAAGAAAAAGTCTTCCGGAAGGGCGATTTCGTTGCCGTCTGTTACCTGCCACGGCATGAGCCGCTGTCCGTTATGCCGGAAACGTACCGTCCACACATCTACCGGCACCACATCATGAATCCCGCTGCAGGCACCGCCGGGCACCGCTTCCAGCGCCGCCGCCCCGAAGGTGAAAAGAGACGAGTAAAACAGGTCAAGCAGTCCCGCAAGCCCGCCGCCGCGCATATTGATCCTGTTTTCGAAAGCGGTCAGTCTGTTCAGCACGGCATCCCGGCTGACACCGTTACCCAGTTCCTCAATCAGCACTTTCCGCTCTGTCTGGCAGAGCCGCTTCCAGGTCCACACCGCATCGGATATATCCGGAATCGAATCACGGAGCCGGCGGTAGAGATGGAGCGACTCAAAGGGGATGCGCCCAGGCAACGGCAAAAAACTGTCGGAAAAAAAACGCTTCGTATCCGTCCCCTGACTCACGGCCGACAGACCGCCCGGGGGAGGGGAGCCCCTTTTAGGTTGATTTGAACTGCCTTTGACGCGCCGCCACCATGCCGCCCAGCCTCTCTGCTTCATCTGTTTCGCCTCCTGATTGTTTCACCGTACCGGAGTATCCCGCATCCACCCATTACAGACGGGGCGTTGCAGGATTCAGGAGAGGCACAGGCATTTCATCCAATGCTGCCAGCAGTAAAAAAGAGGCTGTGCCGGTGCGGACGCTGTCAGCAGGGTAAACGCTCCGTTTACTTGCGCTGAAGCTCGAGCTGCTTCTGTACGATCGCCCGGCGCTGCTGCGACAGACTGTGCCCCGGCTGTTCCGCAAGCGCCTGCTCGTAATGTGACAGTGCTTCCTCCAGGCGACCCAGCTGTTCAAGACATGCGCCAAGATTGTATTGGGCGGGAACATAGCGCGGTTCAATGGAAACGGCTTTTTCGAGATAAGGCAGGGCTTCCTCATAGCGGCCCAGTCCCGTCAGCGCCAGTCCGTACAGATTATTGGCCATCACGGAATCGGGCAGTGTTTTCAGCAGCGGTTCCGTAATCTCCAGACATTCCCTGTATTGTCCGCGCCTGCCCAGTGCTGTCACATAATTGGCGCGCCAGGCGCTGCGGCCCGGTTCAAGATCAAAGGCGGCTTTACTATGGGCAAAGTATTTTGCCTGCTGTCCCTGTCTTTCGAAAAGAACAGACAGATGATTATGCGCCAGTGCATTGGTTCCGCCGGATACCACAAGCGAACGCTCCGCAATACTCTGGGCGTTTCTCCAGAAACCGCTCTGGCGGTATGCCTGCGCAGCACAGGCGATGGTAAGCACCGCCACAATGCTCCAGAACAGAGGAGGCGCCTTTTCTTTTTGAGAAATGACCTCGCCCATTTTGCCCGCTTTGCTTTTCTTTTCGTTCGACGGCGTTTTGCCTGATGGGCGCGGCGGCTTCAAAAAACGCTGTATCAGAGAAAAAAGTCCGAAAGCGACAAGCAGGTAGATTCCCATGCCCGGCGCATAAAGATAGCGCAGTGCAATTGATTCCGAAGCATAACGGACAAGACCGCTGACCGGAAGAAGAAAGCAGACGAACCACGCCCAGAACACAATCATCCAGGGCTGCCGCCAGAGCAAATAGAAGGCAGTGGCGGTAATGCTGCCCAGCAGCAGCACTGATCCCGCCACCATCCACCAGGCAGGCGCCCATTGAAATGCGGAATAGGCCATCAGATAGCGTTCCGGATAAACCAGATGGAAAAGGTAGCGCACAAAAGAGACGGCGGAAAAACCGATGTTGTTCAAAGGAGACTGCAGCGTTTCATCCTCAAAAGCACCGAAATTCATCTTCCCGTAAAAAGCGAGCCCTACGCCGATTA